AAAGATATTAATAGATATTTAACTTCTTTAGCTTTCGGAGTAAGTTTAATGGGTTTTGGCTCTAATTCGTCACTGGGTTTTACGGTTCCATTGGAGTCCAAAAAGGTTGGATTTTTAGACTCTATAAGGTTAGCTGCTACAGATTGAACTAATTCTCCAGTGGCTTTTATCCCTTTTTCTTCCGCTATAGCTACAGTCTCTAAAAGAACATTTTCTTTCTCCGAGAGTGTTAGTTCATTTTTCCTTACAAGATTGTGTAAAGTCGTCTCCGATACTTTACCTTCGATTGCTTTTAATGTCGGACTAGACATCGAAGAAATCTCTAGAGTCCGATCATATTCTGATTTTTTCCATCCAGTTTTTTCGCAAAACTGTTGGTAGGACTGTTCTTCAGTTAAACCAGCTAATCTATCCTCGTGTAAATGCCGTCTGATCAGTTTCGCTTTGTCGTACACCGATAGTTTTTCGCTATCAGTGCCGTAAGAGAGCATTTGATACTCTAAATCACGGACGGTTAGCCCGCCCGACAAAGGCTTAATAATTGCTAGAACGTTAGGAATTATTATTTCTTGAGAGGCTAAAAACAACCAAGCTAATACCCTTCGATGCCCGTCCATAGGAAACAGTCGATCACCGTCTGCAATCAAGTGTAAAGGTTGATAGATTACGCCCGATGCCAGTATCTTATCGGCTAGTTCTTTAATCAACTCTAAGTCGTAGGTAACGCGGGTATTCCATCCGTTTTCCCCTGCGATAACCTCGATTAAATCGAGGCTAAAGGTTAAAAGAGTTTCATCAGGCAAGACGTGCATCTTGCCGTTGTCACGAAGCCCTATTCTTGGTCCGACAAAGTGACCATTGGCTAATCTGAAAGAAATTAGCTGGGGATCGACTACGATTAACTCTCCTCTTGCAGACCCATAAGTTCTGATTTTGTCTCTTGATTTTGCGCTCATTTTGTTACTCCTCAGTTGTGCTTGGGTTGTAAGTTAGTCCCCAGATGTGAGACGTTCCGTATATTTCTTTATAATCACCCTCTACTACAAAATTAGAGGCTATAGCGATAGCTTCCATAAACAAGTTAGCATCCTTTTTCAACTGTTTAGGGATAGGAACATCTGTCTTACAAAAAGCAAGAAATAACCACACCCAAAATGTTATTTTCTTTGTAATAGATTGATTCCAATCGTAATTACCAAGAACAAGACAATCCATTATATTGCCCTTGATTGCGGATTTATAAAACAGTTCTAAATAGTCTAATTTAGGATTCTGTTTCACTTCTAATAGTAAAGTATCAACGTATTGTTTAGCTTCGGTAGGCAAGCTATTGTATTTTCTCTGAACTAGCATTGCGCGTTGAATGTCCATTGGGTTACTCCTTCTGTAGATTATTTTTAGTTGTTTCTTGCTTTATTCGTAGTCCCATCAATGGGAGAATGACATAACCCTCCTTTACAAGGTAACTAGCTATAACAAAAGATTGTAGAAAAAGACAATAGTTTTTCTTGAGAAGATTAGGTATTGCTACACCTGTTAAAATCGAAAAGATAAACTGGAGTATAGCAGTTTTAAAACGCCAAAAACATCCTACTTTCCTATTTGAATCAGCGTCAATAAATGCACTGCTTAAAAGACATTCTATATCATTGTCATCTGCTTTGATTACGCTTTCATAAACTCCTTCTAGTAGTTTTGATACAAAGGGGTTTTTTGATGTTTTAAGAACTAAGCGATCAACATATTGCTTGGCTTCTGTTGGCAACTCAGCGTAGCTTAAGTTGATTAGCACTCGATAGGTCAGGCTTTTCATTTTTTTACCCCTTAGTTGTATTGTCGGTTATTTCTTTATACCAGCTTTTTTCTGCTAGAAAAATCGACGCTAGTGTTAAAGCTTCTCTGAAAAGATCAAAATCTTTTTTAAGAGGAGAAGGAATAGCAACTCCTGTACATATAGGCATGAGAATAGTTATAACCCAAAATTTAACCCGATTAATAAAAGAGAGATTCCATTTACCATCGAATAAGTACAGATAGACGTATCCTTTTTGTATATCTCCTTCCCACCACCAGATTAATATCTCTTTAGTTATTTGGCTAGTTTGAGATTTTTTTAATAAATCATCAATCCAATTTTTTGAGTCAAGAGATAATTCGAGATATTTATTTTTAATCATAAGCTTATACAGCTCCTCTTTGAGATGCGAGTTGATGTTCACTGTTTTACTCCCTAATTGTGCTAGTTTTTACTTTTAAGGCATTTTTAGGTCTTCATAGCGTTTTCCCCATTCGTTAACAAGAATCGTAATTTCTGGAAAATTAATCGCCTTACCTTTAATCCATATATACGGATTATTTGATTCCGATAAACTTGTTAATGTTTCAAATAGCAAGTTCGTAGAATTGAAATCTACAAATGTTAGATTAATCTTGATTACTTTTTTAGTCTTGCCAGAATCGCAAGTAATCTCAAAATCTGCCCTTAATTGCTGTACTTGATCAATACCTACACTAAAAACTAGGTTAGCTACCAATCCATGTAAGCAAATACTTTCGACTTGCCCTGTACTTAAAACTTTCCATTGGTTTTTGCTGCTTTCAACCAAGATTTCTTGTATTTGCTGGAAAGTCAGTTCATCCCACCAATCACGACTTAAGAGATTCAGATTCATTTAATACTCCTTAATTTCCATTTTTAGATTTTTTAGCTTTTCAGGTCTTTATAGGTTGCTGATAACTGACGACTGACAACTGGCAACTAATTAAAAATCTTCACTGAGAAGTTCACCAGGATCAATATTTTCACTGCGAACTTCTATTACTGGCTTTTGCCTTGCCTCTATAGCTTTTTTTAGGAGGTCGGCTAATTCTTTTTCAGAGGTTGCTTGTTGGGCTATTTGCTCTGCTTCTGATTGAGGTAATCCTTGAGTTACAGCCCAAGTAATTCCAGCTTGTTTGCGTTCTGATAGCACCGACTGTGGTTTGTTTGGCAAAGATACTTCCACATCTACTACATTACCAGATTCGCCAATTTCAGCGCCTAACTCATCAGGATTATAAATAGGTGCGCCAAGTGCTAAGTCGGGGCAAAACTCACGGAATCCGTTAGAAATCGCCCTTGCAAAAAGCATATTTTTGGGGTATTTTTTCCAGTTAGGATTCCCTGCGAGAAGTCCCGCTACTTGGGCATCGTCTTTTGAAAAAGAACTAATTCCTAATGATTCCCAGTTGTTTTGCCAAAGCTCAAAAAACTCTAATTCGCAGATTTCTGGCGTGTGTTTAATTTTTTTGTATCGGTATTTACCCGATCCTTTAATTAAAGCTGCCATTAAATTAGCACTTAGTGCAGGCTTTCCTTGTATTAAATGAATACCAGTCATCGAGGCAAAAGCAGGAATGCCTAACTCTTTTCCCGCTAAAACTTTGACAAAACATTTAGCAGCACTTTGTACATCCCCAAACATTCCTGATTTTGCCAGAATATCAGAAACTTTGTAAATGTCATCGACTGTTTTAAGTTCTAATGGGGAAGATTTGATATTGACAATTTCACTAGACATAATGTTACTCCTAAAAAGAAAGGTTGCTAAGATCGCTAAATCTATAAGAAGAAGGAAACTCATCTGTTTCTTTGCCAGCAAAATACTTGACCACACTTGGGCAAGTGACATTATGAGCCTTTGTTACTTCCAGAAGTTTCGACATAACCACTTGCTGTGCTTGATTTAAAAGAAATTCATAGCAAGCATCAGCATCTTCGCCGTCTTCTGGTTTTCCATGAATATTTATACTCACATTCACAGACTCAAAGTTGCCAAGATTGACTTTCTGGCTATAATCTACCGAGATATGGGTGATAAGCATCTCTCCTCTAAAATTTGATTAATACAATCTTATAGTAGATTACTAGAATTGTCAAGTATTTTTAAAAAAAAACTTGCAAAAAACTTACAAAAAGATAATAGTACAGAAGAACTAAGTTATTATCGTTAATAGATTGTAGATAAGGATATTAACAATGAAAGTCTTGATATATATAGGTTTCATCCTTTGTTGATACTGTTAACGCTATCCCCCAATATTATTTTTTTTACACTCTTATTGTCTAGTCTGTTTATCTCTTTTTATCTTTTTTCCTCTATACAGTATCAACGGTATTAACAAACCTTGAAACCTAGACAGCGTAAGGATTTTGATTGTTAATAAGGTTATTAACAATCGAATTACAAAAGAACAGTAGATATACTTAGCATATTTAAATTAAATACTGCTATCTGCTTAGATGATCGTTGCTAGTGATTCTTTAAAAGGTACTGGATAACTTGAGCTTTGAAAAACCCGTATTGTATAAGCCGATTGGACTGACCCCCAATCGGCTATCTGTTGCGATTCTGTGTAAACGACGCTTCGGGCTGACGATACTGACCATTCTCGTTTTACTGTGTCCCCGTCGTAAATTCTGACTACATAGCCGTCCAACTCTCCCGCTGCGTAAGCAATGTCGATATAGTCGATCCAACGACCATTTAACCGCGTCCGTCGATACCAAGTAATAATTAAATCGTTGTTATCTTTTTCCCCTCTTACAGCACAAGGGAAAGGCTTCAATCCTTCTAAGGTGATTGTGTGAGAGACTTCCTCCTCTATATCGGTTTCAAGTAATCCATTAGGAACTACTTTTAATAAATATTCTCGATTAATATCAGAAAGATTTAAGGGGAATCGAACTAAATAATTAGTTAGTAACACAAATTTTTCTCCTATTATATGCCTAGAGATAGCCGGTTCAGTTCCTTTGACTCCACGAATTGTATATGAAATATCAAAGGTCAAGGGATTGTTGGACACAATAGCAGCATTTTTAAACGCTATAATTTCTCCAGTAGAAAACCAACCTAATTGTTTGCCTGATAGAAATGTTTCAAGAGTAACTGGCTCTAATTGCCCTGAATTCATGATTACTCGTATCCAATTTAAATCGTCAATAAAACTAGGAGAAGCGTTGTTAAAATTTGGGGAGAAGCTTAATACAGTACCAGTTACGCTGTTGACAACATTGCCAACAGCAAAATCATAACTTAAGCCGTTGTCATCGGAATAAAATAAGGCTCCTCTGTTAAAACTAGAGTTACCTTCAATTGCCACATAAATTCCTGCGTCGGCATCTCGGCTATTAACTATTGGGCATTCAATAGGAATAGCGTTAGCGCGTCCGTAGGGACGAGGAGTGTTATTGTCTGGCGGAAATTCGTTATAGGAACGAGGAATGTTATTGTCATTGTCTGGCGGAAATTCGTTATCTATAGGAATATCTGGCAAATATCCTACTCCTTGAAATCGAGCAGCTTCAATTTCAATTAAATAATTTACTCCTCTTACTTTCTTTGTAATTTGCATCAATTCTTGATGGTAATTGTTATTATCATCAGTAAAAATTATATCCCCAACCTTTAAATTTTCCCATGCTGGTAATAAAAACATTTTTGAGAAAGTTTTTGATTGCGTTTTCCCTAAAAAAAGAATTTTTGAGGCAATATTCATAAAAAACATATCTATGTCTATTAGCTTAGTTTGGAAACTAAGCTCGTTTGTGTGAGTATCTGATGGGTCTTTAGCTACTGCGGTAATAGTTTCATAATTTTTTAAAACATTTAGTCCAGATACCGTAACGGCACTAGGGGTTTCTCTAAAATGAGTCAGTTTTTTTTCATTAAGGTCAATAGGATTTTCTCCAAATTTTTTAGACCCAAAAGAGCTTTTAGGGATAAAAATAGGATCAGATGATTGTTCTTGTCTTTTAAAAATGATTTTATCTTTTGGCTCCCCTGTCACAATAAAAAAAGCTCTCATAAGTTCTTCTAACTGATCAGCAAAAGATGTCCCATCAAACAATAAATCAAATCCTTGAATTTGGTAATCATTAGGAATATCAGTTACGTCAATTTGATCGTCTGTTCTACCAGCTAATTTACAAATAGTTTTCAAAATATCTTTTATTTTTGGATTGTTTCCACTTTCTCCAATCACTTCAACATCAATAGTAGGAAATCCAGTGCCGTCATAATTAGCAATCGGATAATTATTAAAAACTAAAAAAGACATTCCAGTAAAAGCAGGTACTGGGTTGGATTCTTTTGACTGAATTACTGACGATGGTGTAGTTTGATTGCCAGTATAAATAGTTGTGTGTTCAATAAATTTTAGGCTTTTTTCGTCATTGGTTTCAGAGTTGTAAACAAGGACGCTATTCATCC